TCAAAAAAAGCAGCTGCGCCCCTGGCGGAAAGGAGCCAAACCGCCAGTTTGGGTTAGGCGCAGCTGCCAAAAATTTAGCCCCGTCTTTGGCTCACCGGACGGGAACGATGTACAACATTTTTTTCAATACAGTCTGACCGGAGATAAGGATCAGAATGCGTCGAAAAATGCAGCCTTAAACTAGCCCCGCCTGACGACCACGCGGACGGGAACACGCAAAAAGGGTGGTGAACCCTCGGTCTTTATTTTTCCCAAGGCTTCGCTGGTGCGCCGCCAGGAATGTCATCAACAAACGCTTCTTGCGCGGCTGGCGCGGGCGCGGCAGGCGCTACTGGCGCGGCACCGGCTGGGGCTGAGTAGCCCTTGATCTCGTTGCTGGCTTCATAACCATTGCTTGGCGGGGAGATTTCCACGTCAATCAGAATCTCTTTGTAATGAAGTTCGTCAGAGTCATCTATGCCGCCTTTGCCTAACGCCGCACAAATCTGCGCGAGGTCTTGCTGCGCAATTTTCACTGCGGTGGGGTTTGGATTCTCCACATTGAGGCGATCCCAGATCATGCGACCCATGTGCTCGCCTTTACTGATTTCCCAGACCAGCTGCAAGTACCGGCCATCGCCGCGCTTGGTTGGTTTCATTTCCGATTCGGTGATCATCGCGCTATAGGTTCCTTTGGGGACCGGCTGGCGTGAGGGGCGTTCTTCTATCTCGACGCTTGCTGCGCTGAATACTAATGAGGCCATATTTCTATCCTTTTGCTTGTGTGATTTCTGGTGTTGGGTTGAGTGCCGCGGCCAATGCTGACCAAGACAAATCTATTTCGTCTGGCAGGCCGAATCTGTTCTTAGCTACATAGCTTGGCGTTTCTGTTGTACACATAACCCGCTTGCCTGTGCTGATGCCTCGCGTGCGCGAGTTTCCAAATCCGGTATCTTCTTTCTTAGTGATGTTTTTGTGCTTGCAGAACAGCACCATGTCGCAGCTTTCCTGCACCAACGCGCTGGCTTTTGAGTGCAATTTAATTTCGTAACGATCTGTCTGATCCATTTCAGGATCTTGGTGCTTGCGTATCTGGTGGTGGGCTATCAACAGCACGCTCATCTTGCGCTGGTCGCGCAGGCCACGCAGGGCCATCAACAACTCACGCCATAGGTCCAATGCCATGACATAGCCTTTGCCATAAGTGAGTTGCTCTATGCTCTTAACGTTGTTGTCGGCGCAAACTTTCTTCCAGATCAATGGCTCTAGGTGATCAAGGCTGTCTAGTGCCAGCGTCTTAAACTTGTGGTCTGCGTAAAGCGAACCAATTGCCTGCAGGACATCTTCATAGCTTTGCGCTATGGGGAATGCGTTCAAAGCTAAGCTGCCTGCGCCGTCTTCGGTTTGAATGAACACGGGCGCGTCCGCTTGGCTTGCGACTGTCGTTTTGCCTACGCCGCTTGTGCCATACAAGATGGCAAATACAGGGCGGTCATTTTTTGTTTTTGAGATTGCTGATAGGTCGAATGCCATTAGTTTTGCTCCGCTTTTTTTACTGTGATATTTGGCTTGCGCGGGGTGGTAGTGATCGCCTCGCTGATGATTTTGTAGGTGTCGGGTTCGTTCTGAAGTAAGAACTTGAGGCGCGTTTCGTCCAGCATTTCGACCAGCTTGATGGGGTGCAATTCTGTGGGGATGCGTGGCTGGATGCGCTTCCAAGTGTCCCAATGGATTGAGCGACCAAAGCTATTTTTGACGGTGATTTTGGTTCCGTCTTCGAGTGTGGTGGTGCAAGCGCCTTCTTCGCGTTGATCCAAAAATGGGAGCATGTCGCTCTCGCACTGAACGCGCTCTAGCTTTGCTTTTTCTTCTGCGTCTTTTAAGAGCCGCCAGCGAAATGCCATTGTGTTGATGTTCGGCTCGTTTGAGCCAAGGGTGGGGGTGTTTTGGTGGTTGGTTACGTCGTTCACTTACTGTCTCCATTTCTATAACAGGAGAAACAGTAAGGGGTACAAAAATATCTGTCAACTAAAAGTGTACAAAAGAAACAATTATTTTCAGAAGGAAAAAGCGACTACGTTATCGCCATAGTCCGCGATGCTGCTAGACTCGATCCCCCGGCAGTCATAAATTGCTAAATTCCTGCGGCCAATGGCCAGCACAGCCAGTCTGTCTCTATTTTCGACACCGACATAATAGACTTCTTGGCCAATTCGCACTGCGACGAACGCGCCAGCTTCGATGATCACTACACACTCTCTGATGTCACCTTTGTAGAACTTTTTGTTTTTCCATCCAGCGATCATTTCTGCTTCCAGAGTCTTGACCTGGCCAAGTTGGCGCAGATCTTTCACGCCCTCTGAAAAATTGTTACCGCTCACGAAAAGCCGATAGCCCCGATATACTCGCGCAAAGACACATGGGTTTGTGACCGCCAGGTCAATGTATTTGTCGAAAATGCGCTGATTTCTTCTAATTTGCTCTAACTTCTTCTTCACTCGCTACTGCTCCCCGTTCTTTTGGTCTGCTCTCTCCACAGATAATAAATATTGGATGTTGTCGCGGATCATTTGCTTGCCGCCTTCTTTCAGCGCGTCAAAACTTTCTTGAATCCTGTCTGATTCTGTTGCGTCGATGTCCCGGCCAAACAACAGCCAGGTGGGTTTTACGTTAAAAATCTTGGCCAACTTAACTACGCTTGCGCGGTTCGGCACGCTGGTGCCTTTCTCGTACTTGTGTATTTGGTTAAATGAAATTTCGGATACTTCCGCCAATTGTCTCAAACTGAGATCCCTGGCGCTTCGGAGCTGCTTGATGCGATCTCCGATTTCAGTGGTCATAATTGCTGTCCATTGTTGAATGTCTCTCGAATGTAACCCTTTAGGTTACAACTGACAACACTTATCAAAAAGTCAGTCACCTTTGTCAACTGTCACCCTTTGGTTGTACAGTCGAAACATGATCAACGAAAACCTTTGGCAGAAAATTAAAGTTAGCGACCTTGCCAGTCGCCTAGAGATCTCTCGCGGCTCAGTTTACAAGTGGAAATGGGCAGATAAGATACCAGCTGAGCGCGTGCTCCAAGTTGAGGCCATTACTGGCATATCGCGCGCTGAGCTTCGCCCTGATTTGTTTGGCGAACAGGCAAGTGGCTGAGCTTGTGACAGATCGTGAACAGGCCAAGGAGCAGGCCAGGGCGCTGTGGGAGGAGGGCTTCACCGTGGTGCCTAGTCATCCGATAGACAAAAGGCCAGTGGTGGCTTGGGCAAAGTATCAGACAGCTGAGCCGCCGGTTGAAGAGGTTGAATACTGGCTTAGCTCTGCAAAGTACAGCGGCTGCAATTGGGCCATTATAACTGGCAAGCAGATTGTCGTTGTCGATGCAGACAGCGATGCTGCAATGGCCTATGTAGAGTCTAATCTCACGCACACGCCGCGCACGGTTCGCACATCTAAAGGCAAGCATTACTATTTCCAAGCAGACCCAAACTTTGAGATTCGCAACGGGGTCAACCCCGACTTGAGAATCGATCTGCGCGGGTCTGGCGGGTGTGTCATTGCGCCTGGGTCTGTGCATGAGAGCGGCCATGTATATGAGCGCATGGATGACCCCGGCGTTGACGTTGATTGGCGGATGCTGCCGAAGCTGAGCGCCACGGACTTGCGCAAGATAGATAACTTTAACGTGCCAAGGCCGCAGGCCGTGAGCGCGCCCGATGGCTTTGGCGCTTTCTCAGTTGCTGACGCGGGGAGCCAAATCGGGTCAAGAAACAACGATTTAGCCTCACTGGTAGGCAGACTAGCTAAAAGCGGCTTAGACCGCCAATTGATAGAAGAAAAGGCCCATTTGTTCAACTCTATGGGTGCTGATCCGCTGCCCCGGCAGGAAGTAGACCAGACCATAAATAGCCTGCTCGATGGCACTATACCAAGGAACGAGCAGCGCTCTATGGGCGACCAGCCGGTAGTCGGTGAGGCTATAGAAGAAGAGCCGCAGAAGATCATTCTCAGCCCGCAGGCATTCGTATTACAAGACCCTGCAACGATCCCGCCTCGCCAGTGGGTTTATGGCAGGCACTACATTAGAAAATTTCTCTCTGTCACTGTGGCTCCTGGGGGCACCGGCAAGACGGCCATTACGCTGGCTGAAGCTGTAAGCATGGCTACCGGGCGAGACTTGATGGGCATTCCGACAGACAAGCGCCGGGTGTGGGTGTGGAACTTAGAAGATCCCATTGATGAACTGCAGCGCAGGATAGCCGCAATATGCCAGCACTTTGGCGTGAGCCAGGGTGAGTTGGGCGACAGGCTGCTTGTGAATTCTGGGCGCGATGAGCCTTTGATTATGGCCACCAATGTGGGCGGGATGAACGTACTCACGCCAGCAGCTGATGCGCTCACGGCTCACATCATCGACCTAAAGATTGACTGCCTGATTGTTGATCCCTTTGTTTCTAGTCACCAGCTGAGCGAGAACGACAACACTGCCATAGACCTTGTAGTGAAACGCTGGGCGCAGGTGGCCAACGATGGCAACTGCTCAATAGAGCTTGTGCACCACGTTCGCAAGGGCAACGCACAGGTAGAGGCCAGCGTGTCTGATGCCAGGGGCGCTTCGGCTTTAGTAGACGCTGCGCGGCACGTTCGCAGGCTGCAGAGGATGACTGCCAAGGAAGCCAGAGAAGCCGATATTGGCGAGGACCAGTTTTGGCGGTACTCACGCGAGGGCGATTCTAAAGACAATTTGGCACCACCAAGCGTGGACGATACTTGGCGGCAAATGGTCAGCGTGGAGCTTGCCAATGGCGACAGCGTTGGCGTGAGTATGCCTTGGGTTTGGCCAGATGCCTTTACCAATCTCAGCCTTAAAGACGTGGAGCGGGTGCAAAGGGCGATCTATGCCAGCGAGTGGCGGGCCAGTGCTCAGTCTAGCGATTGGGTGGGCATTGCGGTGGCTACTGCGCTGGACATGGATATCGAAGAACCAGAAGTTAAGGCCAAGGTGAAGGTGTTCATAAAGGCGTGGATAAAGAGCGGGGCGCTTAGAGAGCTTGAGAAGACAGACAGTGCCCGCCAT